CCATCTATGCCTCCTTCGCCGCCCTCCAAGCGCGGAAGTCGGATTCGTTCTTTTCCTTCACGTCTAAAAACTCGTGCGCATCGCACAAATCCCTGAAACTGAAAACTCCCTGAACCACGTCCCGATGCTGCCAAAGTCCCGCCATCACAGGACGCCAGAGAAACCCGTCTAAGGTTGGGTACTCTGTGCCTGGGCAATCGTCGCCGGGGTCTCGCTCGAACTCGATCCGGCGCCTGGAAAAAAAGGGGCGATATTGAACGCCACACACTCCGTTGTGAGCTTGTAAACCAGCGGAGCATCGAATTCAAGATCGGCGATCGCGTAACGTCCATCGCCGTGCAAAATCGGCATTGCAATCTGGGTGCCCGTCTTGGAACTGTATCGCCCGCAGGATGTTAGGCAAATCTGTTGCACTTCGCCCAATTCTTCGCGGCTTAACTGTTCGATCAGGAACTGGGCAGTCATGGCGAATCCGACTTCAGGAGCAACTGTCGGTGCTTCCTGCGTTCCGTTTGTGGAGCTCGCTGGCTGCGCCTCCTGATAAGCCCGATAGCGCTTTACAAATGTCGAGTAAATCCAGCTTCCATCCGCTGCCTTCAACTGGCCGATGCGGTATAGATGCTCGCCGATCTGAACGTCCTTGTGATCCATGATCCCTCTTACTGGTTGGCAATATTCGCGGCAAAGAGCGTCCATTCAAGGTATTCGCCCTTCGCTCCATAAGGTTGCGGGGGCTTTTTCGAGAACGAAACGCCCGTGCAAACGTTCTGATCGCCGGTCACGAGATTCTGAAGATCAAGCGCGATCGCCGCCCAGTTCGTCGAATTGCTGTTGAGAAGTTCCGTTTGATGCAGATTCAAAGCTGTCTTCAAGAACGCATTGACTGCGGAGGTCTGCTGGCAGGAAACTTTCACCGTTCCATTCTGGCCAGGCGATGCAGAGACCATCACAGCGCTGTCCGCGGCGACGTCATGCTCGGTCCATTCGTGGGTCATTTCCACCGTGATCTTGCCATCGCCGATGTTCCCGCCAGCTAGGATGAAAGAGCCGGCCAGCGGAGAGGCGATTGCCCCTGTGAGGTCTTTGAATGAATATGTCGTTGTTCCGTTCGCCATTTCAGACTCCTATCACTGTTGGACATTGATACCAATTACGAAACTCTGCTGCGTGCCGGCCAGAATCACAGCCACATAGACCGGCATGGACTGGAAGAGAGCCCTATCGCCCGATGACTGGGTAATGAATGAAGGCGACCCAACCCAGTAACCAGTGGGTAGTGCCGTCCCTGCCGTGAGGCTCTGATTGGTTCCGGGCAGGAGTGTGGCGCCTTCCCATACGCCGCCTGCGATGAATCCGCGATTCACCGAGCGCGAACATGCGCCGCGGACGGCATTGAGGATCAAGGCTTGGCCGGCATCGGTCTGCGGGATTGAAGGCAGCTTTTGCAGGACATTCAGCACCGAAATCTGGGCATCCGCCGCCAGCATGTCGAGGCCCTGAACGGTCGTGAAGCTCAATCCGTTGCCGTTGACGCCCTGATAATAGAAATCGTAACTGTTCGCGTAATTGTTGTAACTGTTGCCATTGTTCCCGAATCCAAGGCCCGGAGTACCCGCAAACACATTGATCTGGGCTTGGGTTAGAACGGTGGTCTGAATTCCAACAAGCGTCTTGGCGGCAACCGTAAAGGCGCTGTTCGGAGCGCCGGTATTCAGGCCCATCGCTATGCCTAAAATCGCAGCCGCGGCGTAGACGTTCGCCGGAGCTGGAGGCACAGGGACATTGCTGGTACTCGTGTAGATTCCCTGCACGCGCCCATAATTGAGCGCCTTGATTGCCGAGAACACGTTTCCTGTGGTTCCTTGGAGGGCAGAAAGGCTCGTGGTCGCATAGATATATTGCATGGCTGGCTGGACGTTCTGCTCATAGGCCGCAATCGGGGCAACATCCGAATCTCCCGCATTGGTCCACATGCATCCGTACCAGTTCGTATTGGCAAGCCGGCAAGCCGTGATCGCTTGGAGAACTGTTTCGCCTACCGCTGTGATGTTGACTTCTAGATTGATGCCCGTGCTGGGTGCCTGTGCGGTCGTGGTCAGAGCGTTTGCGACCGAGTAGCCGGTTCCCTGCTGGCCGGGAATGAAGGCGACTGAGGTCACTGCGCCCGCATTGACACCTGTCACCTGGCCGTATCCAAATGAGGCGTTCGATTGTGAAATGAGGAAGGTATCGTTCAGCTTCCAGCCTGTGCCGGCCGAACTCGAATCGACGGTGATGGCTGCAATCGCTGTGGGATCCTGGCATCCGACCCAGCCGTATTGGGGCGGCGTGACCGGGGGCGCATCTTGATCGAAATACAAGCCCATTGCGATGTATTCAGGATCGGTGGGCTGATAGCCGAGAGCGGCCATCGAAGACGCCCATGTCGTTCCTGGAATGAGGGCAACGCGGGAATTCGCGCCGTAAGACGGCAAGCGGCCAGAATTACCCCCAATCAATCCCTGGTTGAAAGCCGGAACAGCTACGCCTGCGGGAGTGACTGAAACCGTCACATCGCATAGAATCGAAAGCGGTAAGGCTTGAGTGGCCATTTCGTAAGCTCCTACAAATCAACCGTTATTTCCGCAAATATCCCGTTCACATCCTCAAGGATGATGTTGGCGAGCTGGATGGCCGGCTTCACGAGCACGTCCGTCACCTGCTCATTCATCCGCGCCGAAAACCCTGTCCGCTCCCACCATTGGTTCTGGAAGAGTTCAGGCGTGCGGCGTGGCGTTCCGATAACTGTGTCGAGGTATAAATTCGACGCCTCAAGAATAGCATGAACGAAATCCTGGTAGAGACACGCCTTGACTTGGCGCGCTCGATCAAAGCTGTTCGGGCCATAGAAGATGAAATCCGTCTGCCAGACGCGCGTGTAGATTGTGGTTTCGGGATACGTTTCACCCGCCTGCGTTACCGGCTGAACCTCATGCGCTGTGTTGTAGCGATCAGAAACTTCAACGCAGCGCAGGAACGCAATGTCATCCGTGATCGCCCATGCAGGCTGGCCGGTGGTAGGCCAGTCGATGCGCACATTGAAATACGCCTGCTGATCGGTCGGACCGCTAGGAGTGATCCCGAGACATTGCAGGGTGATATTTTGAAAGAGAATGCTCATCTGCTGAGCGGTGAGACCCGTAGAGGTCATAGTACCGACATTGGGGACCGTGTAGCTAGACATTATTCACCTGATTGGCGACTCGCAATAGCTTTTGCAAACCCAAAATCCCGCCAGGGAACGACAGCGACAACTTTGTAATTCTGGCCCCGCCATACAATTTGATCTCCAATTCCCGAAACGCTTCCTTCCACGTAGGTCTTGTACATGGGTTGCTCGGAGATGAATCCGAGCATTCCTGTAACTCTATCTCCTTCGGGAACTTGAGCAAGATCGTATTCGGTTGCTGGTTGCACGATTCCATAGAACGGAATGGCTGTCGTCGTGAAAACATATCCGCCTTCTTGCCAGTTTCCGACTGATCGATTCACGATATAGCTCTGGGCAAATGCCGGACTATTTGCCACTCGCGTGAGATTGAGGGTAGGCACTAGAGCACGCCTCCCGCAATTTCCTCGGCTTCCTCAGCGCCACGTTCAATCTCTTCGCCGATAGCTTCCCAGATTGGTCTGCTTATCGCAGAGGGTGCCGATGACGTTCCACGTGGAACATTCGCAGCAGTCTCTGTATGCTGGCCTACTACAACGTGCGTAATTGCCCTGCGCATTTGTCCTGTGTCGATTCCAGGTCTGTCGCTTCCCTTGTGTGCAATCGTCGAAGGCTTATTGGGCTCCCATCCGTTGCGCGGATCGGTAAACCAACGCTTCGAGGCCGATTCCCCAATTGTCCCAGCGCGGTCAAGATGCTGCATCATGGCTTCAAAATCGCCATCGAGAGCAGAAACCGAAGCCGCCGCTATGTATTTTGCAATTAGGGTTTTAGTAGGCTCGGCTTCGATTGCTGCCTCGATGACTACGCGGGGAGGTTGGCCGCGGAGCGGAGAACCGTTGGTGAAGATAAACAGCAACTCTGCGTTTGAAATCGGCTGCTTTGCCGCTTCGAGCAGCTTCCGGGCGAGCTTACCCGGTTTGCCACTCTTGGTGGGCTTGAGTAGCGACACGCGCGCCAGTAGTGATTCTTCCCGGTTGTCGCCCTCGGGAATGCCCACCAGAGCATCAGCGCCATCGAGCGCAGCGATCCCGTCATAAATCTGCTTCATGCCAGGCCCGCTCGAGCTGTAACTGCAATCAAACATCAGCATCCTTTATAATCAAAGCATGGTCGCGGTTGGCTGTTCAGAGCCTCACGCACAAATCCTGTTTGGAGGAACCCATGCCTAAACGCAGTATACGTCCCATTTTCATTCCCATTGGACCGTCTATCGCCTATGTTCCGCTGACTAAAGGACAGTGGGCATTGATCGACCGCGACGATGCGGAGCGAGTCGGCCAATACAACTGGGCGATTTCTTCCATTAAAAACTCCTCGTCCTTCTATGCGCGCCGTTGGGTTCCCGTTGGTCTTAATACCGAGCAATTTCCCCGATATTTGCACGAATTCATTCTTGGCAAGATTACGGGATTGACCGTGGATCACAAGCGCCCAGAAACAGAAAGAGACTGCCGCAAATGCAATCTTCGCCATGCTAATTGGAGTCAACAGATGAGAAATCGTGGACGCATGAGAAGAGCTAAGAACGCGCATAAGGGAATCTCTTTTCGCCCCGAACTGGGAAAATATCGCGTTCGCGTTACGGCTGATCGTGGACGAATTCAGGTAGGACATTTTGACTCCGAAAGTTTAGCCATTGAAGCGCGCGATGCAGCGCTCCTAGCCGAGCACGGAGAGTTTAGCCGCATCGCATAGGACGGCAATATATCGGCCCTGAACCGCAGAGTCGAGCGATCGTAGCCAACTGGACCCCGTACTGCGTCAATGTCCATGTCCCCCAAGAGGCTAGAGTCTCGAGGATGGCCAGCCCTTGACTGACCCCATCAGCGCTTTGGGAAATGGTGATTCCGGCCTGCAAACTGTTGGCGACGATCTGGCTTGCAGTCGTTTGCGGTTGGCCTTCCGTCTCTTCCCAAAGCGTCAAATAATGAGCGACATACAAAGCCATTCCCAACTGCCATTGCTCTCGCCAGCGTGACTGCATAAGACTAGCGTAGGCGATATTGATGTAGAGCTGAATCAGCGCCAGCGGCACCGGAGGAGCCTCATAGATCGAAAGCGTGATCGATCCGGCACGCGAAGGAATATTTGAAAGCGTGATGCTCGTATTCGGAACAATCGATGCGACTACTGTTCCCTGTGCGGTATTGGGCGCCGTCACGAACTGGCCCGCGGTAACGCCGGCCGTTGAATCCACGTTGATAATGACTCCCGTGGTTCCATCCGCGGTTCCGGTGATTTCGGTAGCAGCACCAAACCACTTGGGATAGATCGCCAGAATGCTGTCGGGATAATACGGCGGATTGCCTGTCTGCGGAAGCCCCGATGCAAGCCCGAGATAAGCGTCACATCCAGAGCGCCCCCAGCCAAAACCGCCGTAGATCAATTGGAAAAACAAGCTGATATTTTCACTCGGAAAGCTCGGCATGAGTGCATTTTACAATATTCTTGACAATGTATTGCGAGTTGCGATACTGTATCCGCATGGAACGTAAAGCAGTCGGCTACCGTCTCAGCACATCGGCTTTGCGGCTGCTGTGCTTGCTTTCAACTGCGCTGGGCCTTTCCAAGACTTCCATTGTTGAAATGGCGATCCGGGAATTGGCGCGAAGGAATCGGATCAAATGATGCCGCCGGTAACAATGCGAGAAATAAGAGGAGCGGCAGAAACTCTCAATAGATTTCTTGATCGTTGGGCGAAAAACTATGCGAATTTATGCCCTCCCTTTAATGGGGAAACATATGACGAGTGGGAGGATCAAGAACAAATCAATCAGGATGATTTTGAAGAAGGCAGGCCGCCAAGGTATTCGCGAATATGTGCTCTTTGTGGGATCACATTCGTTCCCGAATATATGCGTCTTAAGGTTGGTGTAAGAAATTATTCTCACTTTATTACTATTTCAAAAACCAATGTTCTTGAGAGGTTTGGTCCAAGTACAGAAAATTATTCAATATGGCCGACATGCTCCGATGAGTGTTGTGAGCTATTCAGTAGAAAAGTAAGAATTCAAAAAGAAAGAAGGAGAAGAGAATGGGAAACAATCGCGGAATGCAAAAATCTTGTCAAGCAGGCGAAGTGCTTAATCGCTGCGCGCCTTCACAGGCAATGATTCAGGAACTAGCTCGAAGTAAGAAAGTCACCACGCATCAACTTGCCAGTTTTATTCTGGCTGAAATGGCCGACATCGCAAACGATTCCGTTGCTCCGCAAAAGGCCAATTCACAAATTCGTCATGCGATGGCATTGCTTAAGACTGCTGAAGTTGAATTCAAGTGGAAAACATCAGATGGCGCCAAGGGCAAAGAGCTAATGCTCGCCTCGGGCGACTAATTCCTCTTTGGTCAGGCGCGGCTGGCTAAGGCAGTGCATGGTTCGGTGTGATGAGGCGGAGCGGGGCTCGGCTTGACATGGCGGAGCACGGCGTGGCATGGTGCGGCAAAGCGAGGCGGGGCTAAGCCGGGTCAGGCAAGGTAAGGCAAGGAACAGAAAGGAAAACATGAAGAAATCAACCGTTAAATCTATCAATGAGGCGATGGATACTGCGGGACGTGTATTGAAAGAAATATCTAAACCATCATTAGAGGAGCTTCTTGATTCATTCAACACACCTTACACGGAGTGGACGCCGATACAATGGCAGATTTCTGATCTCACTCAACTTTTATCTGAGGCCGTGGCTTTGTGCGATATTGCCTCGCCATGGAGAAATTCTCAAGAATGGTTTTTGCGCTTGGCGCGCATCAAACGCGAAGCCGAAGCTCTGCAATCTCCTGTCCATCTTGAATACACCTCTCCGCGCCTGCCTTCGCTTTTCATGAGCAGAGGTCATCGAGCCGAGAAGTAGCAGAACAAAACGGGCTCGGGCCGATTAAGCCCAAGCCCGAGGGCCAGCGAGCAGAACGCGTTAGATGCCGTATTGATACAGGATGGTCGTCGGGCGGTAGAGCTTTACGATGCCCGTGTTGGCGATGTAGGTTGCCACGAATGCGCCATCCTGAAGACTCAGCGGTCCACCCATGCGCTGAATGTCTTGAAGGATACCGAAGTTCAGGAAATCATCATTGAACGTGTAGCTGGTTAACTGAGCCGTCGATCCTGTCCCAATCGTCTCTGCCCAGTAGGGAATCGGCACAATCTCCGGTGTTTTGCCGTTGATGGCCAAACCCCAGTAGTTCGCCTTGATGTATTCGAGCACGTTGGCGAAGGCCGGAATGGTCGTTGCCGGTCCGCCTGATGATCCGGTAGTCGGCAGCGTCATCGGTTGGAGGAGGTATTGCCAGCGCGTAGCCGGCACAAGGAAGCGATCGGGAACCGAATCCAGCGCATAGCCAGAGTTGGCCCAGGTCGTCTTGGCCGCATATTGGAAATCGTTGAAAATGTCGAGAGGCGTCTTGGCCGACCAGAGATAGTTTCCGCCAGCCGCGCCGGCCTGGATTTGCTGATTCACCACGCCCGTGAGATTCTGATTCAGAAGGCCCTGATTGGCTTGCTCGCCCAGATAGACCCTCATGTCGAGCGTCTTGTTCCAGTCCGTCCGCACGCCCTTGTCCAGAATGTCATTCGGGCTCTTGTTGGCCTGCGCCAGTTTCAGAGACTCGATCAGCGGAATGCGGATGTTGACCTGATACGCATACGTGGGGTAAACGTCCTGCGTCCGGTTGTAGTTCAGCGTGCGGATGTTGTTCGAGCTGGTTCCGGTCGTGTTCGGGCTGGCCACGTTGTTCGGCGAGAACACATCCACGAACTGGGCTGTCTCGGTATCGACCCAGCCGCCGCCATTCATCAGCGGAACGTCGCGGAACCAAGTATGCCCTTCAAGAGGCATGTGCAGCCGAACATCAGGCTTGTTCAGTTCCGATTGAACGAAGATCTGGCCGGTGGAAGAGGCATCCTTTGCCCCAAGCATGTTTCCGCCGGGGCCGGCCATGCGCAACGCATAGAGACTCTTGGTATACGAGCTGACGGTCATTCCCGCCGCCCTGCATACCTCTTCTAGACTTTCCGCAACGCCCTTGCGCTTTGCGGTCAAATAGAGTTCATTCGTGTTCATCGTTGCGCTCCAGTGTTACGGGATAAGTCTGTCCAAAATGGTGACTTGGGCCACAATCTGCCCGGTTGCGGGATCGGTCGAAAGAATGCCGGTTGCGAACACAATCCCATTGGTCAATTCCGTGTTGCCCGAGAGTGAACTGCCTTCAATTGAGCCGACAGGACTATTCGGATAGCTTCCGCTTGCGGTGGTGCGAATGTAGACCGGAGCTCCGGCGCCGGCAGGCGTTCCATAGGGAACCGCTACCGTGATGGTTCCGCGCACGAATCCATCCGTAGGCTGGCCAGGGAGATAGACGCCCGAGCCCATCTGCGTGCCTTCAGAGCCGGCCGGATAGTAGGTATTGGTCTTGACGTTGGCCTGCGCGAATGCAATCGGCGTGGTTCCGGTGACCGAGGAGCTGTCCACGGTGATGTATTGCTTCACAGTGGAATAGGTGTTATTGGAGTTCAGCACCAGCGCATCGCCGAAATTGGCCGAAAGCGTATCGGTCGGATTCAGCAACCGATTGGTGGTCAACGGATAATCGGACTGCGAGATGGTGCCGATCGGCCCCTGGATGAGTCCTGTTACCGGAATGATGCTTGCGGGCATGGGATTGCTCCTTTAGTTCGTTGGCGTTAGCCGCGACGATTCGCTGCGCGACGATCCTGGTACTCATTCCACGCCTTGAGGCCATCGGCGTGCGATTTCCCGTTGAAGAA